ATCGTCGAGGACATGAAGAAAAAAAAGATTAAAGATGTTTTTTTTCTTGGCGATTTTTTTCATAATCGTTCGGAAATATCGGTTCAGACTGTTCATGTCGCATCTGAATTGATCACTAAATTTGAGGACTTCAATATGATCATGGTTGTAGGTAATCATGATGCTTATTATAAAAATAGGTCTGATGTTCACAGCCTCGGACTTCTCAAAGGTCATAAGAATCTAAATATTATTGATGATAATTTAATAATTGAGGAATTTGGCAAGAAGATGGCATTCGTTCCTTGGAATAATGATCTACCTATTGGTAAATTTGATTACATATTTGGACACTTTGAGATTCAGAGCTTCCGGATGAACAATTTTAAGGTATGTGATCATGGATTATCCCCCATGGATTTTCTAGCATCTCAGACTGATAGAGTATTTTCAGGACATTTCCACACAAGATCCATTAAGAAATATAATGAAGGATCAATTCAGTATGTGGGAAACACCTTTCATCATGACTTCAATGATGTGGGGGATGATAGAGGTTATCATATACTTGATATTGAAACGGGAGGGATTGAATTTATCAATAATTCAGTATCCCCTAGGTTTAAAAGGATTAAAATGTCGGAGTTTGGCGACATTGATGAGAAGTCGGTGGGCGGCGACGTAATTAAATTAGTTATTGATGTAAAATCCACTGATGAAGAGATCGCCATCGTTGAAAATAAGATCAAATCATGGAAACCATTCTGGTTGAATACTGAATATAATGTGGTATCGTCTGATAGAGACGGAGTTGAACATGTGGAATCCGTTGAGATTTTGGAAATGTTTGATGAATTTTATGATCAACTGAAGCTTGATGTTGAAGTTGAGAAAAGAGTGAGAAAAATCAACGAACGGTTGTATGAAAAAAGTAACGTATAAGACTCTGAAGGGTCAGAACTTCCTGAGTATTGGGAATGACATGGTTCCCATTGATTATAAAAGTGGCCTGAATCTAGTAACTGGAAAGAATCTGGATAATCCAGAGCGTAAAAACGCAATTGGGAAATCCGCATTAGCTGAATTACACTTCTTCGCGCAATTTGGTAAAACCATCCGTGAGATTAAGCGAGATTTCATCGTTAATAACATCACCAAAGGTAAGGGTCTGGTTGAGATGACGTTCGACGTGGACGATGAGAAGGGGGTAAACACTTACACCATCCAAAGAACAGTCAAACCAAGCTCTGTGACGCTCCTACGTGGCGAAACTGATATCACAAAGGATTCCATTAAGAATACAGACGAGTATATCTGTGAATTGTTGGGAACTAACCCGACTTTGGCTAAAAGTTGCGATATATTATCGTTATCTGATAATATACCTTTCATGGCTAAGAAGCCAGACGAGAAGAAAAAATTCATCAATGATATATTCTCGTTGGAGATTTTCGGATCTATGATGAAACTTCTCAAAGAAGAAATAAAGGAGAATAATAAAGATAAAACAATATCATCTACAAAAATTGATGAGATAATCAATACCATCACGACTCTCAATCGTAAGAAAGATGAACATGATAAACAGTTGAAGGAGAGAAAGCAAGTTCTACTGAATAGGAAGAAAGATATAGAGAAAGATATCTCGAATACTGAGGTTAAAATTTCGGAAATTGTTATTGATGATGTATCCAAATTAGAAGAATCCTTGAATAAATGGGGTCTAGCTCATACTAAGGCTTCTAAAAAAATAGACGAGATTAAACATAGTATTTCTGAAAATGGTGTTAATATAAAAATACTGAATGGGGATATCAAAACAATTAATTCGGTTGATGGAGTGGAGTGTGATAAATGTTTACAATCCATTCCACATACACATGCCGATGTTCTAGTTAAGCGTAGAGAAGATAAAGAACATGATCTATTATCACTTGAAAATAATAATTCATGTTTAAATGATAGTAGAATATCCCTACAAAAAAAGTGTGATCAGATGAATGAAAAGATTGAAGAAATTAAATCATCCATCAGAACCATTGATAAGAATAAACAAAATGTTGCAACTCTCATTGAGAGATTGACTCATTATAAGAAGAATCTAGAAACTCTTGAGGATGATATGAACATTAAACCTATTGATTTTGATGTGGAATCCGTGGAAAATAGGAAGAACGTGGAATCGGAAACATTATCAGAGTTAAAGATCCATGGGGACGACATGGATGTATGTAAATTTATCCTCGGCGAAGAAGGTGTTAAGAGTTTCATTGTAAAAAGACTCCTAACAATGCTTAATTCATCGATTCAGGAGTATATCAACTCTCTTGGGATGACAATGCGATGCACTTTCGATGAATACTTCGATGAGAAGATTGTAAATTCTAAGGGTGGGGAAATTTCTTACTGGAATTTATCTGGAGGAGAACGTAGAACTGTTGATATTTCTTGCGCTTGGGCGTTCAAAGACATTCGTAAAAAGATTTCAGGTGTTTCATCCAATGTAGAGTGGATGGATGAAATTATGGACTCAGCCTTTGACTTACTAGGATTTGAAAAATTGGTGGAAACTGTATTGACCCGTATTGATAGGTATAATTTATCAATTTATACCATCTCACATAGATCAGAAGCTCCGAAATACATCACAGGGGAAATTGTAGAACTTGAAAAGTGTGAAGGGGTGACACGAAGAGTTAATTACATTGACAAATAATTTTTGATTTGTAAATATCTAAATGTTCGTAGGTCAGAACCCTTTCAATTCCAAATCATCTAACCCATTCCCAACTAATCCCTATGGGAGTGTTATCAACTCTAGTAATTCTGAGAATCTTCCTAAGTCTCCTCCAAAAAAGGACAATAGATATTTAAATTTCCTAGCTGATCGCGGAGGATGTGGGATGTATCGTATAGGTTGGCCAGAGCTTCAGGTTAATATGTCTGGAATTGGGGACTCCACGTCTCTAACGAAGATGATATTCCAGAAAGATTGGTATAGAGATGTGAAAACCATCAAAGTTCAGAGGCAAGCTTCTAAGGAGCAGAAACAATTTCTATACTGGCTTAAGGATATCCAGCCTGAATGTGGCTTTAAGTTGATGTATGAGGTAGATGATGTGGTATTTCATGAGGAAATACCGAACTATAATGCCTTTAAACACGCATTCGAATCCGATGAAATCAGACAGAACTGTATAGATATGGTCAATATGGTCGATGAGGTCACAGTGACTTGTAAATTCATGCGCGATTTATATATAGAAAAAACTGGCCAAACAAATATTTCAGTGGTTCCCAATTTCCCGCCCGAGTGGTGGATAGGTAATCAATACGATTATAGAAATATTAATTCTTTATATGATAGCAATAAGAGGAAGCCTCGTATCGTATATGCGGGATCATCGGCACACTTTGATGTGAAGAATCTTAACAATGGGGAAGATGATTTCTCACATGTTATTAAATTTATCGTAGATAATCTTACAAAATACCAATTCGTATTCATCGGAGCAACCCCCCCACCCTTAGAAAAGTATGTGACCAGTGGTCAGATTGAATTCCATCCTTGGAAATCCCTAATCGAGTATCCAAACTTCCTATCATCTCTCAATGCTCAAATGTTCTTAGCTCCTTTGATGGATAATAATTTCAATAGATCTAAATCAGATATCAAATACATTGAAGCTGCTGCTTTAGGAGTTCCATGTATGTGTCAGGACATGGAAACATATAAAGATGCCCCAGATTTCCTAAAATTTACGAATTCTGATGATCTTGAAGCTAAAGTTGAGAAACTTTTAAACTGGAAGAATCGTTCCAAGTATTATAGTTTGATTCCAGAGCTTCGTAAGCTTGGGGAAAGTAGGTTTCTAGAACGTCCTGAGAATATCGGATGTTTTTTAGAGGCTTTGGATACCCCATTCAATGATCCATCTAGGAAATTTATGAAATATTGGAATTAGGTTGATTTTATATTAATTCGTGATAATGTAATGCATGTATCGCAACTGTGTTTTTAACAACCGTGAAAAGTGTGTGCATCTCTGGACTTGGGATGACGCAGGAAATCGCATTCGTAAAGATATAGATTTCGCCCCTTACCTCATGTTGGAGGATAAGAGGGGGGAGTTCACTTCAATTTACGGGACATCTCTAAAAAAACGTGAGTTTAAGACGGCGTATGATCGTAATAAGTTCATTGAGGATTCGAAGATAACACGTATCTTTGAAAATCTTCCTCCATATCAACAATTTTTGATTGATAATATGTGGGAGGAATCTGCGGAAGAGGATTTTACGAAAAATCCCTTAAAAATTTGTTTTTTGGATATAGAATGTCCCGCTAAGGGGGAATTCCCCAACATCGAAGATCCCAATAACGTCATAAATCTCATAACGTGTTATGACTCAATTTCTAAAAAATATACCACCTTTGGCCTGAAGGCATTTGAGCATAATAGAGACGATCTAGATTATTGGCATTGTAAATCTGAAGAGGACTTACTTAAAAGGTTCATCAAACACTTTAGGTCAGACTATCCTGATCTATTAGTTGGTTGGAATAGTAATGGGTTTGATATTCCGTATCTCATTAACCGTATTACGTTTGAGATTGGTAAAGAATGGGCCGATAAATTATCTCCAATCGGTCGCATATATGAAAAAATAAACCAAAAGGGTAAGTTTGGTCAAGCTACTAAGGAATATGTAATAGAAGGTATATCATGCTTGGATTATATGATTCTATATGGAAAGTTTAAATTGGATGATAAGCCAGAGAATAACAAGCTCGATACGGTGGGTGATCATGAGCTTAGAATTGGTAAGAATTCATATGATGGTGATCTGTGGGATCTCGCTAGGGACGACTGGTATGCATATGTTGAATACAATATTCAGGATGTGAAGTTGATCATCGATCTAGATAATAAGTTGGCATATATCGACTTAATTAGGTTTATTGCAACTCAAGGTCTTACCACCATGGATAAAGCGGTGGCTACCATTGGGGTTGTCAATGGGGCTATTGCAATCAAGGCTAGATCCAGAGGGGAATATATCTCAGCATTTAAGAGACAAAATAGGATTGGTAAGAATGCTGGGGGATTTGTTCAGGAATCTAAGCAAGGATTTTCCGAAAATGTCGTATCATTCGATGCTAACTCTCTATATCCGTCCGTGATGATTTCTCTTAATATATCACCCGAAACAAAATTGGGAAAATATGAAATTATAGACGATATGGTTAATTTCACGGAGGTATCTGGAAGACTATTCAAACTCACCAAGGAGAACTTTGATAAGTATGTAAAAGAAAAAAATGCATCCATATCTGAATCGGGTCATTTATTCCATCAAAAATCTAAGGGTCTGATGCCGGAATTCTTGGATAATCTTTACTCCAAGAGGAAGGATATGAAGGCTAAGGGTAAGAAATTGCAGAAATATTTATATGACAATAAGTCAAGATTGGACGATTCTACCATATCTAAGATAGAGTATAGAATCCAAAGATTTGATACATATCAGATGGCATATAAGATCCTGCTTAATTCCATGTATGGGTATACGGGAAATCCATACGCTATGATGGGGGATGACGATATTGCAAACTCCGTCACTTTAACGGGGCAAAATATCAATAAGGAAAATCGTTCTCTATTTGTTAGGTATTTGATGGAAGAGTATGGGGTCGATGAAGAGGATGCGGAGAACTCTTGCATAGCTGGGGATACGGATTCGGGTTATTTTTCATTTAAATGTTTGGAAGATGTTGCCCCCCTTCTAATTGACGGAGAAATTAATCCTAAATTTATTAAATTATGTGAAAACGTTGCAGATTATATCAACGATAATATTTCCAAGTTAGTTAAGTATCAATTTAAGTCTGCTGATCCTAGAATTGTATATAGCCGAGAAGCAATTGCTGATATTGGAATTTTTCTAGCTAAAAAGCATTACGTTCTCCATATGGTTGATGATGAGGGTATTAGGGTGGATAAGTTTAAATATAAAGGCGTTGAAGTGGTCAAGGGAACCATGCCCAAGCAAATTAAGCCCCATATCAAAGGAGTCACTGAGCATATGATGAATACTCAATCTCGTAATGAGACGAATGAAAAATTTAATGAGGCATATGAGGTGTTTAAGAATCTCGAAATTATTGAAATTTCGGAGAATACTGGTATTAAAGAGTATGAAAAATATGCTGATAAGTGTGATGGGATGAATACTGTTAAGGGAATGCCTCACCACGCTAAGGCCGCATACTTTTATAATATGCTATTGGATAAGATGGAAATATCAGGAAAATATCAGAAGATTAAGTCGGGAGATAAGGTAAGAGCGGTCAAGGTTAAATTTCCAAATAAGTATAATATAGAAAAAATAGGATTCCTAGGAAAATGGCCAGATGAATTTGATTCTGTTTTTGAGGTTGACTATGAGTTCATGTTTAATAAATTGTTCTATGCGGCTATCAATAGGTTCTATGATGCTGTGGGTTGGAATCTGAGGAAACCATCGGAAAATTTGAGAGTGGAACTGGATGATATTTTTGGAGAATAATTATGAAAAAAGAAAAATACGATATAATACTCAATTTTGATGGATGTAGGTGGATCACAGAGTCAGCTCACGAGGTAGTCAAAACCGTTGAAGGATTCATATATGAATGGCAAGATGATTTCCGAATCGAACCATCTAAATGTAATTTAATTCTTGGAATACACAACTACGATCTTTTGAAATTATCAAAAGATTATAATGATGAAAATAATTTATTGAATATACATGATCTAGACATTCGGGTTTTTGTGGATTGGTCATTTCACCGCAATTACATGGAACTAACATTATCAGAATAAACAAATGACAACACAAGAAGCATACATACAGGGGTTAAACACTGCGGAGGACGCAGTAATTGATAAATTTATCAATATTTTAAATGGAGAGGATGATGGTAGCCCATTTCCCAATCCCAAATTGGAAGGAGTTCGACAAATTATTCAAGATAGGACTGATTATCATATTAAATTATCTGAGAGGAATAATAATATTGGAAAATCTTTTAAAAAAACTATAGAAGAACAACGAATTGACCTTGCAAAATTATAAATCTTTGCTAAATTTACACATATGAAAGAAACACATACAACACTACTAGATCAATACGGACGCACAATCATTGGCAAGAAAATTGACGAGACTGATACGACTCTAACGCTCAACAATCCCGTTATCATGCACATCGAGCAGCAACAAGATGGAGGGTTTGGGATGAAACTTCTACCAATTCTGTTCATGGAGCTTCTAGATAAAGAAGATCGTGGTCGCAATAACTGGACATATCAAAAATCCAATGTTGTTGTAGGAGACGTGGCAATTGATGCTGATTTTGTATCACGTTATACCGCCATTAATACCCCCCCTGCCGATAATTCCGCGAGTTCTCCGAAGATTGTCAAAATTGACGCATAATAATATGAATGATGTCGTATATAAAATTAAATTCATATCAAGTGGTATCCGAGATATTACAGAAAATCTAGTATGAATAGTGATAAATTTTGTTATTGGCTTCACGGGTTCTTTGAACTTTCTGAAAGTAATACTCTATCTGAAAAGCAGGTAAGTATTATACGAGATCCATCTGGTGGATACCCATCATTCGATTCATCGGAACCGATGAAGTATTGTTAAATTATAAATTATGAGTAAAGAAAATTTTGAGAAGGATGTGTTTGCGTGTTTGGAGAGCATCAATGATGTGAATCCTTATGCGACATATATGAATGAGTCAACCCAATCATCTGTTGATAAGTGGACAGATACCGGAAGCATGGTTTTAAATGCTCTAATTTCTGGTTCCTTGTATAAGGGAGTTCCCAAGGGTCGGTTGGTGCAATTTGCCGGACCGAGCCAAACTTTTAAAAGCGGCTTTATCCAACAGATTTTGGGTAATGCACAAAAGGATGGAATGACTGTTGTTATCTTTGACACAGAGAATGCAATTGACCCTGAAGGTGCTAAGGGATTTGGGTTGGATATTTCAAAGGTGAAGTATGTTCCATCTCATACGATCGAAGAAACTCGAAATGCTATATATAAATTCCTAACAAAAGTTAAGGAAACGAATCAGGAAGGTAAATTCATTATCGCCATTGACTCCATTGCTAATCTTCAATCTGAAATGGAGTTGAAGAGAATGGATAAGGATTCGGCATCTGCTGATATGGGAAGCTTTGCAAAGGCTATTAAAAGTCTTTTGAAGACATGCACGAATATGTCGGCTTTGACAAATACCACGATCCTCGTTACTAACCATGTATATGATGATCCAAGTGCCATGTATCCATCTTTGGAACAGAATATGGCAGGTGGTAAAGCTGCGGTATATCTACCATCTGTGACTGTTCAGCTTGCTCGTAAGCTTGTGAAGGATGATGGTGGTAATCATGTTGATTCTAAACTAGCAGCATCGCAGAAGAAATACTCAGGGGTCATTATTCGTGCGCTCACTGTTAAGAATCGTTTCATCCGACAATACCTAGAGGGAGAGATCTATCTATCTTTTGCAACGGGTATTAATAAATATTACGGTCTTCTTGATATTATGAAGGGAATGGGTGTCGTTTCAAATGCTGGAGCAACCTATACCGACTGGGAAGATAATAAGCTTGGGTTTTATAAAACTTGGAAAACAGATATTAAACTTTGGGAAGAACGACTTCTACCAGAACTCGAAAGTCGTATTCATCGTAATTGGGCATATGGATCTGATAAAGGGATGGAGGACGATATACCAGACGAGGAAGAGGAATCAATTCCTAAAACTAAGAAGAAAAAGGAATTGATTTTGGAAGATTCGGAAGATGAGTGATATAACTATTTATGATAGAAGATATTATAAAAACGTCTAAAAAATATCAAGTTATTTATGCAGATCCTCCTTGGTCGTATTATAATGATGCAAGTGTTACTCCCGAACAAGTAGGTAATAATGTTTTGATAAAACCTCCATATTCTGTTCTATCATCGAAGGATATTTGTAACATACCAGTATCACAAATATCTGATGACGATTGTATATTATTTATTTGGACTACGGATTTTCATTTAGAAAAATGTTTAAATGTTATAAATGCTTGGGGGTTTAAGTATAGAACTATGGGATTTGTTTGGCAAAAATTGGATAAAAAAAATAATCCGGTTTGTTCAACGGGTGGAGCATACACTATGAAAAGTGGTGTAGAACTCTGTTTATTGGCGGCTAAAGGTAGATCTCCTAAACTTATAAATAAAAGAAATATCAAGTCGTTAGTAGTCTCTCAAAGAGATCATCATTCAAAAAAACCGGACGAGGTTAGAAATAGAATTAATAATCTCGTAAAAAATGATGTGAATAAAATAGAATTATTTGCTAGACATAGATTTGATGGATGGGATGCATGGGGGAATGAAGTATAATTTATGAAAAACAAAATTGAATTGATTAATGGTGATTGTTTAGAAGAAATGAAAAACATTCCAGATAAATCTATAGATTTAATTTTAACTGATTTACCATATGAGCAAAATGCTAGATTGTCGTGGGATAAGATTATAAATTTTGATAGAATGTGGGAACAATTCGACAGAATTGTTAAAGATACATCTCCTATTGTTTTAATGGGTAATCAACCTTTTACTACTGACTTAATTAATTCCAAGAGAAATTGGTTCAGATATGAATGGGTATGGGATAAGCACATTCCAAGAGGTATGCATCAGGCTAAAAATCAGCCTATGCGTAAACATGAAAATGTTTTGATATTTTCTAAGAATTATCCTATGAATTATTATCCTTTAATGGTTAAGAGGGATAAGCCTGTACGTGTGAAGAACTATAATAAGAATTCTAAGGGCGTGGATGGGCAGTATAAAGAGTCACAAGAAGACAAATGGTTTACATATACCCATAAGAACCCGCATACGATTATTGAAGGATGTTGGGAATCCAACAGGGGGAAGATTCATCCCACACAAAAACCTATATCTCTAATGGAATATCTAATTAAAACCTTTTCCAAAGAAGGAGATACGGTGTTAGATCCATGTTTCGGTAGTAATTCTACGGGATGTGCTGCTAGAAATACAAATAGGAATTATATAGGAATCGAGAAAGATGAAGAATATTTCAAAGTTGGATCTTTAAGAATTAACGGATAACCAATGGTTATAGTTGGTAATTTTTTTAAATCCACGATCTTTATATTCTCCTATAATATGAAAATGAGAGTCGGATTTGATTTGCTCTGCCATGTAACC